GTTTCCCAGTCACGATCCAGAAGTTATGGCGACATCGCTAGCAATTACGCCATAACTTTTGCCCGATACTGTGACGGCCAGCCACTCTCTGCCAGAATCGCCAGCACGGCATCACCAGTGGCATCAACCTCGCTGATCCCCGGCTGGTCCTCTCGAACGCACGCCACGACCTCACGCAAGAGTGCTGCATCCCATACGTGGATCTCCCCTCCATACCGGGGAATCAATCGTTCGTACCAGATTTCCACGATAAACCGTCACGCAAATATCCCAACGAGCAAGGCGATAACCCACATCGCCGTAAACAGATAGGACCAAAATAGGGTTCCTGTTGCGTTCGTGCAACGTTTCATGAAGGTTCGTTACTCCCCTCGTGTGCCCGAACAGGATCAGCGACTTTACGCCACCCAAGATCAGCAAGGTATCGGGCAACATCTCGATCGCTCCACGTCCCGTTGAGTTCCCACATACGGGCGTAGTCGATACGTAGCTGCTCGTAATACGCCCTCAATCGGCTGATGTGCCGAACAAAACCCCATTTTGCACAGTTCGCAGGTATCTATCATTCTCTCTCCTCGTGTGCGGTAGGTGATGCAATGCAATCACAAGCAATCACGCGGGGGCGACTGCACGGATAACCATTCGGACCATTGCACACACTCCACGGCCGTAAGCAGGTTTTGCAAAGTTTCCCTTCGTCCCGGCATCCCGAACAATCGTCCGGCTCGCCACAACGCATCATGGCATCATCGTAGCCGTTCCAGCTCATGCACCACCTACCATCTAACGGGCCTCACCGTCAGCTCTTTTGCCAGTGTTCGGTATCACCTGCACAGCACGGTCATCCCACAGCTCTACCATACCGAAATCTTTCTCATTCGTGACAGGCAACGCCACACCAAAAACATTCACACACCAAGCGCCGATATACCCGATAACCTGCGAACGTTCAGGCTCAGCGCAACTGACCCGCGCGGTGAAGATCCGTACGTCTTTTCCCTCGTCAATCCACCCTTGGACGCGATTGCGCATGGCCGGAATTGCCGCCCCTATTTTGTCGATACCCTGCCAGCCATCATAAGCCGCCAAAGTTCCATCTAAATCAACTCCGATCCATCCGCTCACCGCTCCTCCTATCTCCGAGGGATCTCCAGTCTGGCGTGACGGAAACGGCGCCATTCGCCCCCACGTCTGCGCCGACCCCGTGCAACAGCGCTCCAAAAGACGAACCCCGCCACAATACCGGCCATGAACGCCGTGACGAGAGCGAGGAACAGTTCGAGTGAGCCCATCGTAATCATACTACCTCCGGTGGTCCGAGAAGTTTATCCACCACGTCCCCGATCCGGTCAGCTTCTTTCTGCCTCACACCCTCACCGTACTTGGCGTCAAATGACTGCACGCCCATCCGATGCTCGCCATATTTGCCTGTGTGGTGCTTGCGGCATCCCGGCCAGGAGTTCCGGTACCACGGGACCCGCTTACCACCCATGCCGCGGTGTTTGATGTGTGCGCGCTCGATCGGGCCCTCGCATTCATGCGCCCAGCCCAGCCGGCCGATGAGACACGGACTCATGCCCAGCAATTCGATGGTGAGCTTGTCGTGATCGCTACGTTTCTTTGGGCGCTTGGACTTGGGGACCCGATAATGGCGCCGGCGGGCGTGCCGCATACAGGCGAACCGCCCCTCAGCCTCTCGCCACGTCCCGTTGTGGCCACCCATGTAGCATTCACCGCGTTTCATACCTCAGTCAGCTCCACCTCAACCCGTGGATTGTCTTTGTCTTTGAGAAGCCTGGAGCCATCCCACGACACAATCAGGCCATCGTCTTTCACGATTTCGTACCACTCCAAGAGGTCGGCAAGACCCTGGTAGTATCCAACCGCATCACCTCGGTTGGCATCCCGATAGAATACAGCGCGGCAATTGACTGGTTGAAGCGTCATCCAATCCGTTTGGACCGCAGGAACGACCTGTGCCGTCTCTAGCCACCGCTTCCACGCCTTGGATGGCATCTGGAAGCCCTGCTTGGTGCGCCACCCGTGGTTCTTTTTGGTCCGAGGTGCACCGACAACTGTAAAACGTCGCATCTCGTTCACCTTATCCTCAGGTGTGTCGAACGTTCCACTGTGATGCCTTCGGGTAAATCGCCGCCCTTTTTGTGTAAATCCACCACGGCCTTGCGGTTAAGTGAGTAGGCTGTGTTGACCAAATGTGAAGCAACGACCTCCAGCCCAGCCAGGGCATCCTGATCGAAATCACACCGCACACTCGGTTGCGAGTTCTTCTGGATCGCCACCGTGGCCAGTTTCCCAGGGATCTTGGTCAACTTCAGCTTCTCCATGTTGCGTTTCAGGTATGCCTTGAGGCTTTTGGCTGATGCCAGAAGTGCATCCTGTTTGCCTTCCAGTCTGCTAATTTCCTCTTCGTACACCTTGGCAGACGCCAACAGGTTACGGACGTACAGCGCCACCCGCTCCGCCTTTTCCTCGAAAGCCCCTTCGATCTCCGACAGTTCGGCCTCAAGCTCCGGGGTCAGCTCCCCACCGTTCTCGATGATCTGTTCAGCTATCCGGTCGTACTCGGCGCTGATCTCGTAGAGCTTTAAGACTGGTTCACTCATCATGTCATTCCTATCTCGCTGCGGGCGTACCCAATAATGGCCGTTTCTCGGACGATCCGATCCTCGATGCCCTTCAGCTCATAGTCGTAGTCGATCATCTTGGCGTGCTCTTTCAGCATTTGCGTAAGCCACGCGACATAATCCGGATGGGCATGGGCCAGGTATTCGATGCGCTTCTCGGTGATCTTCTGCCCTTTGGCCGCATATTCGGCCCGGACGATTTCAGCAAACGCGCCGACCTTTTGTTTCCGTATCGGATCGAACTTGCCAAACGGCCCGTGCATGGCGCGGAGATCAGCCAACTTGCCAACGATGGTTTCCCGTGCGGCGTGCAGTTGGTCAAGGTGTGAAATGCCGATCTTATCCTCCCAATCGTGCATCGTTGGCACTGGACTCGCGGTCATGCTGCCACCTCGCTGGGGTTCCTATCCGCTATCGGTTGTTCAAGCGCAATCCAGTTAGGCGACAGCATCACCAGCCTCTTCTCTGCTGGCTAACTCCCTGTCAAACAACGTGATATAGCTCGCGAACTTCTTCTCACCCTTCTCCCGACACCAGTTCAACGCGCCGCAGATGTTATCCGTAGGCACCTCTTTGATTGGCGTGCCCTTGTAGTCCCCCATGGGCATCAGATCACCTTTGGGCTTGGCCTGACTCGGGCTCGATGCTGCATTCCCGTCGTCGTCCTCATCCGGCACTACGCTCGTCACCGCCGCCAATCCGTACCGCCTCAGATACGTGATCACCGAGCCCACACCCTGCGGATCCGCTTGACTGACCGGTGCCTGACCCACCAGACTGATCCACTGCCCCGAGGAGTGCAGCAGAATGGTCTCCAGGCTTGCGACGTTGCCCTCAGACTTGAAAACCCCTGGCATCTGGACCACCGACAGCCCGTTGTCCGTTAACGGCTTCCTGACGGCATCCCAGATGGCGTCGAGAGTCGCGTACTTGAAGTGAAAATGGGTGTTCTCGGCATCCGTTTTGACCGTGCTGACCGTGGCTTGCACCTTCACTAAGGCCGCGGCCAGTTTGTCGAGCTGGTCACTGTGGTTCATCCGTGCCTGACTTGAAACGGCGCAAGCGCGTGAAGATATGGCTTCATCTTTTGGTGCTTGATCGAGATGTGCAGGGCCATGTTTTCGATTGACAGTTCGCACTCCCTCGCAGCAAGCTCGGTAGCCGCCTGGACGTGTCCTATCTCCATCTCCAAAGCCTTGGTATTCGGAACGCCAGTGTCTGGATGCTCCGAATAGAGTCCGTGACGCTGGATCTTTTGAACTGCCTGGATAACTTCAGCGCATTCCTCTGCCAATATCGCCAACGCTTCCTGCTGCGCATCGTTTAAGTTATGAACGCTCTGGCTCATCCTTCCTCCGGTTCGCATCGCGTACAGGTCGCCAACAGAATCCCGTCCTTCCACACCGGCCGGCTATCCCAGCCGTTGCCGCATTCCTGGCAAGGCTGGGGCCTGTTCCAGTCTCTCCGAGGGTCCCAGTGGGCTAATTCTCCATTTACTGCCTCGACGGGGATCGAACCCGCATTCTCCGGCGTGACAGGCCGGTTGCCTTCCCAAGTCGCACACGAGGCCACTTGCTACCACCAATCCGATGGCAAAAGCTCTTCAATCTCTTTGCCGTCGCGATACACGGCGGTGTATCCAAGATCCTCCTGTCCAGCCACGTCGCGGAGTTTGATCTGGTCCGCCGTCACCGACGTTTTGTATATCTCGTCGCTTGAGCCGCCAATCGACACCGATAACGTGGCGGGCTTACCGTCCAGTGCCACCACGTCACCACAGAACGTAAAGGTGAATTTGTAGTAGGAGGTAAACACGACTGGGACGTCACCATATCGCTCCAGCACGGCGTCTTGGCGTTTTTTAATTTCCTTGTAGCTCATCACGTCGTAGCTCATCACGTCACCTTCCCCCGTATCGTGAGACCCGCAAACCCGATTGCACCACCGTTGGCCATCAGTTGGAGGGACCGCTCGTAACACCGCTGATCACCGCCACACCGATGCCGTAACTCTTCCTCTACCAGCCTTTTGGAGACTGGTGTCCAGGTATCGTATTGCTGCTGCGACGAATACTGGACCTCGTAGACCACACGACCGGCGCCGCCTGAAGCGTCCTTGGCTATCCCCGCCGCACCGTCTCGTCGTGTCTGGGGGACCGGTCGTTGATTGGTCATCCTTCCCTCCGCGTCAGGGGCGATCGCAACATCCACAGCAATTGCTGGATCCGGTCGTTCTCCCGTGCCTTCCATTCGTCCCATGATTGTGCTGTGTTCATACTGATATCTACTACGGCAAGTGCCGTATGTCAAGAGCCCTGGGCTTTGGCGATGGCCGCGTGGAGCCGCAACACCAACAGTTTTGTTTTGACACGGTTCAGCAACCGCCAGCGGGTCCAGCAGACCTCGTGGCAGAAAAGCCGCTCGTCCCGTTCGAGTAAGTCCCAGTCCAGTGCGGCACCGCAGTAAGCGCAGATCAGGTCCAGACTAGAAGGGCACACGATCTTTGTCCTCAATTTTCCCGTTGGCAATGCGAACTCGTACAATCTGATCGGCCGCTCGGCCACGATACCGATGTTTCAGCACCTTGATGGCCATGGTGTCGCGCACCTTGAATCGCTCCAGGTCCATCTGGCCGTCGCGAATCTGCTTGAAATGGTCGTTGGTCATGTCCGCGGAGAGTGGGCGAAACAACCCAAGTGCCACGTCTGCGTCCTCTTCGATCTCTCCAGCCTTCTTGAAATCCTCAAGGTGAGGCGGCCGGTATTTGTCGAAGACACCATCGCCGCGACGCTTTAGTTGGCTCATCACCATCACAATTTTCACATTATCGTTGGCGATCGACTGGAACATGTGAGCGGCTTCGCCCACTGCCGTGAACTCGTTCTGCCGGCCCTCAGGCTTGACCCGCTGGATATGGTCGAACACGACGATATCCGCCCACCGTGCATCGACGTGCCTCGCGATGTCCGTGACCGTCGGTCGCGCCATATCGACGAACTCAATCAACCCTTTGTCGTACCACGCTTTGATCCAATCAAGCTCGTCGTGCACGCGCTTTTCGGCCCCGTGGGGTAGGTTCTCCCAATCCCGCATCAACACCGAGTCCTCGTCGTACCCAGCCCGAACAGCCGCCCAGGCCCACATCGCGATATCGGGTTTCCGCTCGGTCAGAAACACCTGCATCGTCTTTGGCATCACCTTGTAGTCTGCGGGCTCGAGCTTCGATAATGTCTCCATGTGTCGGTTGATGAAGCTCAACACAAACGCCGTCTTGCCGTTTGAGGGCCTGGCGCCCACGAGATACAACCGCTGAAAGATCATTGGCCCGAGAATCGCGTCGAGGTCGTTCAAACCCCAGGACACACACGGAAGCGTTTGATTCATCCGCCGACCGCCCATGGGTGGCGTTCGCTCGCCGGGCCCGGACCCCACTCACCATGTGTTTCGGCAAACCTGAACGGATTGACAAATTTGGCCTCAGATTGCGCCAGAAACGCTTTCCAGCGAGGCACTAGATACCCAGGCCCGTATTCTCCGTCAGCGGCTCTCAGAGCCTTTGCGAGCTTCCCCGCATTCGGTGGTGCGCCGAAACGGTCCCGCCACGCGTCAAAGTATGGAGTCAACCAGGTTGTTTTGGTTTTCTTGACTGGCTCCTGGCCGCTTCCTCCACAGTGGCTACAGGTGGTCATGCTGGATATTCACCAACGAACACCCATTCGTGCCCGTGTTCTTTGGCGAGCGCTACCAACCGTTTCTCTCGCTCGTTTCGTGACAGATCGCCACGGTCGTTGATGTAAATCGCGTCAGCGGCGAAGGCCGTGTTGTTTTCTTCGTTTGCGTGAATCAGCCCCGCTTCGATAAACGCCTGTACACTGTCCTCGTCAGGCTCATTGTATTCCAAAACGATACTTATGGGTTCGCCTTTGCGCAGAAGGTAGTGGTCGTCCACGCCAGCGGCCGCGCCATGAAACCCGAGACAGCAACGAAACCCCTCATCGTTAAGGAGCGCCGTGTTGCCCCTACCTGATCCGTACTTTGGTGGTGGGTTGTGTCCGCCAGTACGCCACGTCGCTCGATCAATCTCCACTTTCATCGTTTCTTCCTCCTGGGTATGACTCCCCCGTTAACCTCAAAACTCCGCTATTCCTATTACGCGACCGTAGGGGTGGGGCTGGGAGTAACCCAGGCCTGGCCCTCTTTTAACTTTCGGTAACAAACGTTCTCAACAATCACACAGAACCGTTATCGGTCCCAGCCAGTCGGTCTCGTCTCCGACTAACGCCCTCTGGAGCGGCCGCGTCTCTCCAGAATCCTCATTTGCATCACCCGGGGAGGACCTACGAAAAAACCGGGGTTGAGTGCTCCAACGTCCATCTGTGGGCCGTGAGCGGCCATCCTGCAGTATTCACTCTGCCTTTTTATGGGCTGCGTTGCCCCACGGCACCAAAAGGCATCCAAAACCGTGCTGCATACAAAAAGATCGGTCACCGTTTGTCGGCGCCGATCGGATAGGCTACGCTGAGTCGTGTCCTGGTAATGTCTACAAAATGTCCCGTTTGCTTGATGTGCGCGCCAATCTCGTTGCCACTGCGTTTGTATGGGACCGACTCGTTGAGCTCCCAGTCACATTGCTGACACCGTGCCGCGGCTTTGCGAACAAGCACCCGACTTCTCACGCCTGATGTCTGCATCGTTGTTCCTCCTGAGCACGAAAAAGGCCCCGTTGTGATTCCGCTCTCTCTAGCATCCCGCCTCGCGACCTACGGCGAGACACGGGACAAAGCGGCAACAAGGGCCTTTGGTTTTTTCGTGTTTTCATCATCCACCGCCTAGAGATCGGTGAACTACGAATCTTATTCGAGTGTTAATCTACGCGCAAGGTTGTAGCTATGCAACAGTCGTAGTGGTCCAGGGCACTAACTCCCGCCTACACTATCGTCTCGTTACCTCAATCTCATAGCGGTTCTCGGATATCTGGGCCTGCATCGCGCTGTCCCGTTTGTGCATCACCCACAACGAGTCGATCAACGTGTCCTGTCTCGCCTCGAGGCGCACGAGGTTGGCCTCTGCGTCGCTTACACGGAACATCAGGGCCAGGACAACAGCGAACATCACAAGGAAAGCAGCAAGCCCCCACAGCCACCCAGTGACGTCGTCTCTCACTCGTCCTCCCCACAATCAGGACAATCAACAGTCGCGATGCTGACAGGGGACACAAACACCGTTCCGCCGCCCTCGCAGGTCTCACACTCCCCACACTGATGACAGAGATGGTCTTTGACGACGTTCGGGGACCCGCACCTCACGCACTTCTCTTGGTCCCTCATTCGGTTGGCTCCTGGCTGGCGAGCAGGTTTTCTATCTCGTACCAACGCTCAGACTTGTACTCTATTCGCATCTGGATACGAGTCAGCACCGTCGCCGTCTCTCGATATCTCTCTTGCCACTCGTCTCGTTCGTTCTCCACCTGGGCCAGCGCTTTGTCCCATTGACACATGACGTGGTACGCCGCCCCAGGGTCAAGCAACTCTCGCGCAATGGCGTCAGCAACTTGGGCGAGTACCTTCGCTCGCTTGGCCTGGCTGGGGATGGGGTCAGACTTCGAGGAAATCGGAACGCTTGGCCATGGCAGCAATGCAACATGTGGGCACGGCACGTCAAGCACAGCCGTCTTTTTGCACTCTGGACACATCTTCTCACTCATTGGCCTTCCCGTGTACGGATGCATTCCTGGGGCTTTCTCACTCATTCGCTCACCTCGAGGATGGGGTCAGACGAGTCAGGACTCTCGGCACCTGACGGAGTAGTTTGGCCGCGTTCCGCAATGCGCTTATCTGACCCGCTCATTCGCTCACCTTGCTGTCCCGCCGGAGTCGTGTTCTAAACCACGTCTCGTATTCTACCTCAACCTCGTAAGACGCATCACACTCCGGACAGGTACGTGAGTGAAACCGCCCTGGCTCTAACGCCTCGTCTGGTATTTCGTCTTCGGCGAGGCAACACGGACACACGGGTACCTCAGCCCATGGTTTTACGTTGCTCACGTCTCCCCCCCTCCTGGTCGTGGCGCAGCCGGGCCAACGTGCCGCTACCGTCACACTTCGCGCAAATCTCGTCCCACGTCACGCCGTGCTCACTGGTTGTGACCAGCCCATTCTCGCACTCCGGGCAGGGTTGGCATTCCTCGGGGCTGGGGCGGGTCATGCGTAGTCCTGCCCTTTGTGCTTCCACCACAAGTTGCAGTGATATTTCATGAGCACGTTTTGACTCTCACCATGCCCTCGTTCGATATCGTCAGCGACTTGCCGTAGCGAGGCAACGACTTCGGACGGCGACGCATAGCCCTTGTCGGTCCAGTGTTTTGCGGTTCGCTTCTTCTTCTCACTCATGATGGTCGCTCCTCGCTGCACCAGTCTTTGCTCCACAACTCGCATAAGTGAGTGTTAATGAACAACCCGACGGCAACCGCCCCTGACACCTTGTCGGCATAGAGACAGCTCTCCTTCAACGCCACCAGCGCCTGATTGAGTTGAGCCTTTGATTCCTTCTCCCGTTCGAGCGCACGACAATACTTGTCGCGTATCTCAATCACCAAAGCCCGAGACGACTCCAGTTGTCCCTGTCGCATATTCGCAGTCGATTGCCATTCGTCCCGCTCCTGCCGCAAGCGCTCGTTCTCGGCCTCAAGTGTTTGATATGTCTTCCATCCACCTGTCTCGCCGTTAATCAACTCGTCGCGCAACCTCAGCCACTCGTACCAGGAATCGCTGGACTGGATGGTTGTGTTGTCAGCCCGGAGCACGAACGAAGTGAGCGCCTCCAGCAAGCCCGCTGTGTGGTTGTGACGGTCCTGAACACGCCGTATTTCATCCTCAAGTCCAGCAATAGTGCTGTTGGCACTCAACACCGTCGCCACTTGCGCTCGCTCAAGACGTTCAATCTTTTCGTCTGGTAGTTCCGTTTCGCTCATGCCTGCCCCCGGTCGTGCTCAGGTTGGCGAGTCACGTACACTCGCGTGACTGTCTCTAGTCGGTACTCGTATCCGCAACACACCGACACCCACGAAGGGAGACTGCCACCAGACGCGCCTGTGTCAGGGAGCGACCCACCACAATCCCAACACACCGCCTCGGCGCGTGAATGCACAAAGGTGCTATTGTCCTTCATCACTCCCTCCATTCGCGTACTGGCCAGCTACTCTCCAAAACCGCGCAAGTCATTTTCACGGATCAATGAGGTTAGCAGTCGTTCCATCCGTAGCGATGAGTTCGCCGCAATCACGGCGAGGTTGAACATTCGCCGCTCGTGTGCGGTGAGAGTTTTATCGGCGCTAGCCTCGTCTTTCATCTTGGCAACGTCACGCCCAAAATGTTTAACGTCGACTTCTGACGTGGCGGTTACAAATTGCGTCGTTTTGTTCAGTCCTTCCACGTTGTCTCCTTTCGCACTGGTCGGTGATGACAGGCCGGATCTGATTCCGGCAAGGGGGCGTTGCCGTTACTACCCCCGCATCACAGGGTTCGGAGTTCTCATCACCCAGCGCCCCGGACCACCAGTTAGGTCTCCTCAAGGCGTTAAAACCGACGCTTAGGCAAATCACCCCGCTTTTGCCGCGTGTCGCTTCCACGCCGCTGCCACCACCGACCATTATTTCAATCGCTTCCTGAACTGATACGCGGCCTTCCATGCCGCTCGTGCATCCTTGCTCACATACGGAGCGTCCGATCGATATCCCTCTGGGTGATGCGTCCGGCCCTTGTAGTCCATCCGCCGACCCTGTGAGGCCGCAATCCAACCGGCAATCGCCGGCCCAACAAGCCGTGTGGCGTATTCGTCAGTCCCTGCCTGAAACATGAGCTTTGCTTTGCTATTCCGTCGCCGCCACGGCCACACAACAACCCATCCGTCCAGCACACCAAAGATGGGTGCAGAATGCCCCAGGATCGCCTGTACGACGTTTTCTGGGATCGGGCGACCACTGATGTACCGCTCCACCGTTCGAGGGTCCTTGGTCAACACAGCGCCCCAGTAGATGGCTGCGAGATTCCGGCTCGGGAACCCCTGACGGAGCTTCTGGCGGGCTTGGTCTTGGGTGGTCACTTGCTCACACCCTTCGCGATTCGATCGTACATTACGACACTGCCCGCCACGGCCAGATTGAGACAGTGGTCGCCCGGTATCGTAACAACTGAGCGGCTTCGTTCCACAATCTCTGGTGGCAAACTTCCATCTTCTGGTCCAAGCACGTACACGGCCCGCTCCGGGTGGTGCCAGGTACACAGATTGCGCCCACCCATCTCAACACCCACTACAACCGCATCCGCGGGCAGCATTTCCAAAAACAGCGCCGTTGTATCGTAGTGAAAGAGCGGCACATGCCGAGGGGTTGCCATTGTGTCCGATGATTGGTGATGGTAGCGATTCTCGATGGTCGCCAAAAACGCTGCACCGAAGACGTTAGCCGATCGCCACATCGTGCCGAGATTGTCAGTGGTTTTGGGTTGAAACATCGCCAAACCAAAATATCCACGACCGTTTTTTGTTTTTGTCATACCCCAATCCTACTACGGTACTTGCCGTATGTCAAGGGTGGGGATATATTCAAGTCGGGCACAGGACATGCCGATAGTTTGTGACAACCGGAGGAACACATGACTTGCGACAAAAAGACGTGCCGAAACTGCGGTGTACGCGAAACAACCTGCCCTGCGTGCGACCAGTGCGGGCTGTGCTGTGAACACACGACCTGCGACACCCCCAAAAACGTGAAGGTGGTCTGGTGATGTTACACGGTGAATACGCCATCTGGTGGACGGATATCGCGCACCGCTCTCGAGTGGTCTGCTTTAATCAACGGTTCTTTGCCACCCAACTGTTGCGGGGACTCCGAAGGCTGGGCTACCGTGCGGAGTTGCTTGAGAACCTGTGACGCAACTGGTGCTGTCGCTCTTCCCGGGCATCGGCCTGCTGGACATGGCCTTCGAGCAGGAAGGGTTCTGCGTCGTCCGAGGGCCTGATTTGCTGTGGGGTGGCGATATCAAAGCGTTTCACCCACCGGCAGGAAAGTTTGATGGCGTCATTGGTGGGCCACCGTGTCAGCGGTTCAGCTCGCTCCAGGCAATCAATACTGCGCAAGGCCGACCGTTGCCGCCTGACCTCATTCCTGAGTTTGCACGTGTCGTGGCGGAGGCTCAACCCGATTGGTGGTTGATGGAGAATGTGCCCCAAGCTCCGTCCGCGTTGGTCGATGGCTACAAACGCCAGATGGTCATGTTGGACAACAACTGGGTCGGTGGCGAACAGCGACGTCTTCGCAAGTTCACGTTTGGCACACGAGACGGACGCAAACTCACGATCGAGGAGCATGCGTTGTACTGCCCGAACCCCGCCCCGACGGTGACGCGCCGTCAGGTAAAGTGGGACAACAGAACTGAGAAGAGTCGGAAGGGCCGACCCATGAGCACGATGTCGTGGGCCAACCTCCGATCGGCGATACGACTCCAGGGTTTACCCGAGACGTTTTTGGACAACACGCCATTCACGTTGGAAGGTGCGTGTGGGGCGATTGGCAACGGTGTCCCGCTTCCCATGGGACGTGCGGTCGCACAAGCGGTCAAGCGCGCCCTAGACATAGGACACAAATGAGCCACGCCACGCTGTACCGTGGAGACGCGATCGATGTGCTGCGAACGCTGCCAGAGGGATCCTGCCGGTGCTGTGTCACCAGTCCACCGTATTGGGGGTTGCGAGATTATGGGCAGGAGGGACAACTCGGGCTCGAAACCACCCCGGACGAATACGTGGCGAAGATGGTGGAAGTGTTCCGTGAGGTACGACGGGTGTTGGCTGATGATGCAACAGTGTGGTTGAATCTTGGAGATAGTTACGCTGCTGGTGGCAAAGGTGGTGGAGGATCGTACATGGAGGAGAGGAGTGGCGGTGCGTGGGAACCACAAAGCAAATTACGTGGGTGGCGTTCACCACCGGACGGACTCAAACAAAAGGACCTCGTTGGCATCCCGTGGGTGGTCGCGTTCGCCCTCCGCACCGATGGCTGGTATCTGCGTTCCGATATCATCTGGTCAAAGCCGAACCCGATGCCCGAGAGCGTCACGGACAGACCGACGAAGGCCCACGAATACGTGTTCCTGCTGAGTAAATCATCGCGGTATTTCTACGATGCTGACGCAGTGCGGACAGATTCCAAAACCCCCGACTTACACACCAAGACACCAAGCGGCTGGGACACAGGGAACGGGAGCCACAAGGGATTGACTGGTCGCTATAAAACAGACAAACAACGCGGACATGGTCGGCGGCACGCCGGATTTAACGACCGGTGGGATGGCATGTCAAAAGCCGAGCAGCAAGCAATGGGCGCGAATGCCCGGACAGTCTGGAACATCCCCACCGTTCCCTATCCAGGCTCGCACTTCGCCACCTTCCCACCAGAACTCGCCAAGCGGTGTATCGCAGCGGGAAGCGCACCAGGCGACACCGTCCTCGATCCCTTCGGAGGATCGGGTACCACCGCATCAGTCGCCACGGGTATGGGCCGAGACGCGATCCACATCGACTTAGGTTATCACGATCTCGCCGTTGATCGAATCGGTCCGCTAATGTGTACGGTCAAATAGACACACAAAGGGGCCACCAAACGGTGACCCCAGTGCGCGTTGTGCCGTCATGTTCCCGAGGAGGAACGATGTACCCGAACGGGTACGACCCTATTATGGCAGCGAATCCTTACTGCCGCAAGTCGCGACTGCCGACCGTGTAGTAATCCAAGGCCGCAAACCCGACACCGCAGGCGACCGCACCAGCCACACCGAACTTATCGTGGCACAGCTTTACGATCGGATACAGCATATGCTCCCCGAAATCGAGGCCTGAATCCAGGCGGATCGCGCCAGCCGTGACCAACACATTGCCGTCCGCGTCGATGACGTCCTCAGCCCCCAGGAACGCAGGCAGCTCCCGACCAAGCGCCCAGCCCAGTGACAACAGGAAGGCCGCCTCGTCACTCGCCTCCGCAACACTGGCCACTGTCTCGTCATCCAAGATCCCAATTTCGCCTAAGAGTTGGGCACCGAACTGCAACCCGTTGTCGCCGAACTCGTTCAGGGTCAGTCCGATACCAGCGTGCCCCAATGGAATCATCCACTGCTGGACGTCCAGTTGTGCCGTGGCGAGTGTCGCCGTCACGTCTTGGGTCCACAGCGCACCTCGAGTGGGCCCGGTATCCTCTTGCGCTGCGGCCGCTGACGTAAACGCCAGGCCCAGCACCATCAGTACAAACAGAACTTTCTTCATTGCTACCTCCTGTGATCTACCTCATGAAAGCATATCGGCCCAGCGAATGTAGCCGATATCAATACTCTGTGCCCGCTTGCGCTTCATCACATGCGTCCCCTCACGGGAGCCCTTTTGGTTGGTGTTACCCTCAATCGTCTGGATAAACCCGCTGGAATCGATCCAGGTCACCAACCCGATATGCACCCAATCACCGCCGGATCCGCGCACCGCAAACAGATCTCCGTACTCTGGCGTATCGTGCCAGACCCGTTTGGCCTGCGCCCATGCCACCATCTTGTCCACGTCGGAATAGCTGGGATGCACGGGAATGGGCCAGGCAACCCCTAGCGCCAATCGACCCACCGTATTGATGAACGTCGAGCACCAGGCGCGACCTTTCCACCACTTCGGATCCCGAATGATCCACCAGTTGAAGAAATCCACCTGCGGGCCGCGGTTACTCCCACCAGACTCTTTGCAGCCAATGAATTGATTGGCTACATCCACCACAGTGGGAATGGGTTCAGCAATGTGTGTGGAGCGCATGGGCTTTCAGCCGGCCGGGACCTGCTTCTGGAGACGTTTGACCATCTCCTGATGAATCTTGGGCGCCAATTCCTTACCCACGAAACAGCCCGGAAACCGCCAACACGCTTTGGTCAGAATGTTCTTCTGATTATCCGTGGCCAGGATCGTCTTGCAACCACAGTCGTGGTTCGTGCGCGTACCGGTGTAGCTCATGCGCACCCCAGTGCCAGAACGCCCTGATCGAGCCGCCGTGCCGTGACTTCGCAATATCGTTCCTCGAGTTCGATACCCACTGCAGGAAGACCTCGCCGCTTCGCTGCCTCAATGGCGGATCCGCTACCGCAGTGTGTATCAAGCACCAAGCCCGAGGCTTCCGCATATTCCAGGCAAAACGCCATGAGCGCCAACGGCTTTTGATGTGGATGTAACTTCTCTGACCGGGACACGTTCTCGGCGCCAGCACGCAACAACCCACTCCACATGTGGCGATAGATGCGAGATGGTTTATCTAGGTTCGTCCAAGCCATCTCACAATCAGCTTGATTGTTTGGCCCAATGCCGTCACGCTTGTCCCACACAATCCAACACCGTGATGCGGGCAACGCATCTGCGCAATAGTTTCCACCCCAGACGATCACGTTCCGAGCCTCCGGCAATACGGACGGGTCGAACGGTTCATCGTCACCCTGAATTCCCGGCATATTCTCGTATCGTACCCATTTCGCCCACTTGCCACGCCGAGAACTGTTATGGTTTGAACGGTAGCCAATGCCGTACGGCGGATCCGCCAGAATGGTATCAACGTCAAGAGAGAGCAGCGGCAACACCTCGCGACAGTCACCATGATAAATCGTGATCCCGTCCTGCTCGTAATAGGGTCTCACTTGCGCACATCCTTCCAAAACGACCCAATCGCCGCCAACGACTTGGGGGCGGCCAAGGATGCCCCCAGAACCGCCGGAGCGTGTGCCCACAGGGGTAGACTGGCCTCACGAGCCGTAAAGAGGTTCACGGCCAACGTCGCGCCCATAAACAGCACCCAGACACCCAAGAGTCCAAGTCCCACGTAAAACGTGGCCGAATGTCCGGCCGTCGCGGAGACCGCCTGAATCACTTTACTCGGGCCCGTCTGTCTGGTCATGGCTGCCTCAACTGGTTCAACAAATCCGGCTGGACACACGATTCCCAAGGGATACCGGCATCTTTTTCCGCCACCTGTAAGCATACCAACTGGCCGATGGTGCGTTCCAGTTCCCCAATGCGATCCGCGGCCTCTGGATGGGCGCCGATCTGCTCATGACTTTCGATTAGCGTCCGGTTCTCTCTCGGCATCCGATACGCATCCAACCCAAACACCGCGGTCGAGACGCCAGCCATGAACGTACCGGCGATAATCATCACGGCCGCATGGGTCGGGTTAATACGGTCAATCCAGCGCTTTCGGTGCTCAGTCGCTTTCGGTACCATAGCCCCTACCTACACCAGTTCTCCACATCACACAACTGTCGTACCGATGCCACATATCGGAAATCCGTCGTGCTTCGGGGTTTCTCGGCTGTTGCGATCCGTGCCGAAATCATACCTTGGGCTCATGCGATATTGGTTTCTCCTGGCCATGATGGCCTGTGGCGCCCCGACTGGGCCCGACCTTCCGCCCTGCAACGATTTCGAGCCTGCCGTGATAGACGAGGTCGTTGGCCGGCCCGATTGGCCTGACGGCACCTGGTTGGTGTTTGCGCTCATTGGCCCCACATCGCCCCCAGAACACCCCGGACGCTGGGTCGGGTCTTCGTACATCCTAACCCCGTCTGTGGCCTGTGAGGCCGAATCCTGGCGCATTCCAGGGCGTTTGCTACCATCACGCGAAAATCACATCGACCCACAGTAACCTCGCATCAGCCGCCGTTCCATCCGGTGTCAGGGTTGTTGACACCACAATCGCGTCATTCGACGTAATCGCATCTGTGTCGGTGGTCACCGTGTTGATCCATGTGCCAGCGCTGACGTTGCCTGTCCGAAGATCAAGAATCAGACCGCTCACCGTCCCATCGACCGATTTCGATACCACGGTGGAAATCGTCACATCCGCACTGGTATCGGCATACGTCCGCTGCTTGAGTCCAATCACCTGTGAGGCGCCAACGGGAGGGCTGAGCACCGCTCGAGCCGTCAACGGGTTGCCATCATTCGACCGCAGCTCGCCATTACTGATGTCCAACGTGCCCGAGGTGGCAATAAAGTCCTGATACGTCACCCGGACGGTCTGGATCTCCTGAAACGGGCTCGGCAAGTTGGTGTCTGGACTCGCGTCCGCATCGTCCTGCGTGTCGATCGTGTAGACCGTCGTTTCGTACTCCCGTAGAGCCAAACGCACATGACCGGTCGGCAACAACGCTAAGGCCAAGACCTGAAAATTCTTTGCGGTCCAGCCAGGAGTGGGATGGGTAATCGGCACAATTGTGCCAACGTTGGCCCGCAACAGGTCGTCCGTTGCCGTGACACCCACCACAATGGTCTGGCGACTTTCCGCCCGAGTCGTCATCGCGATCTGCTGCGCCCGATATACGTCGTTCACCAACGGCAATGAGATGTCGTGCACGATCTCGAATCCGTTGTCTTCGGTTAGCAGCGTATTCGAATCATCGGGATACGGCCACTCGGCGATGTTGGGCTGATACTCCGTGTCCGGATCGACGAAATGCGCCCGGACGATGTTGAACTTCGTGTCGATCCCAGGCGTCGTGAACGACCAGTCCCCAATGATGTTATCCTCGGTCAGCGTGATACTTGAGGCTGAATCGGACTGCGGGATGAACAGCCGGAACGTCCCACCCTCGTAGACCAACCACCCACGCATCGACCCCAGCAATGTCTGGATATTGCGTTGCACGGAATTAGCCGTGTTGATGAACCCCCCGATGGCAAACCGTGTCTGGTTGACACTTCCACCCCCACCATCCGGCACAGAGACCGTTTCGTCACAGTAATCGGCCGCCTCTTCGAACGAGGTCTCATCAATCTCACTGGCAGCCACACCAGCGCCGTAAATAGTGGAGAGCAGGTAGTCTCTCAAGCACAACGCCGGATTGTCTCCACCGTTATCGGGGTGCGCCCACCGCTTGATTGTGGCGTCAGTCGTGGGGCCTTCGTTCACCAAATTCTGCGACACGGTGAGTACGGTGGCTGTGACGGCCGTGAGTTGGTAATAGCCATCGTTGCTGGCCGAGCCGGTGACTTCAATCCAATCATCGACCGCGTAATCACCGTCCGTGGTCCAACTGCCCGCCGCGCGCGTGATCGTGTCACCGGCCGTGGCAAACGTCAGTGATGCCCCAGCCACTTCGGCCCGATGGTCCTCGACTGGATTCCCACTCACCAAACAGGTGATATTGGGGACCCCACGATACACTTCCTCATCGTGAGTCAGTTTGGCGATGAGATAGACAACACCCCGTCCATCGTGGGCCGTGGTCCACTCGGTGAATGTCGAGACCAACGTCGCATCCGAGGACTGATCCCCCGCGCCCAGATATTTGGTCAGCACCAAATTGTCTGAGGTATACGGATCTTGAAGGGTCCCGGCAGCATTCGCCGCTTGAACGTTGTTGAAAAAGACGTCATCGATCGAGCCCACGGTCATGGTCGTTTGGGCTCTGGGGCCATGCGCCAGCGCACCCACGATGTAGAGATCGTCACCGGTCGCCGCCACATCCACATACACGATGCCGAGCTTGGCCTGGCCATACACGACGGGAAGGGCGATTTCCGTCGAAGCAACATTGACCTGTTTGCCGGCCTGCCGGCTTGCCGTGGCACCCGCAGCCGCAGCCCCATTGTCTCCTTGCGCCGCGACGATCTGCAGGCCCGTGCCTGCCCCGATCGCGATCCCCCCGATGACCTGTCCACCGGGGATCACCGACACAATGGCGCCACCGACCTTCAGGATATCCCCGGCGGTATTGAGAAAGCCGTCAGACATGCGCTGGCATCCTCAAGAGCACATGGACGGGATGGCCCTGCTCGTACGGAATCCGTTGCACAACACCACCGACCGTGGTCACGAGTCGAGTGTAGTTCGCCAGCACGATGCTGACACCTTCCTGAAATCCATCGACATCATGCACGATCGCAAAATCATACCGACGCGGCCGGCGGACCTCCTGGGCGCCCAGGTCTCGCAAGGTCTGTTCGATGCTGTGTCGTTTGAGCGCCGAGCGTGCCCCACGAGTCGTTTTGTACGTCAACGCAAACGGGGTCAAGTCTTCCCCATACGTGGCTTCCAGCACCCGCCGTGCAATGGTCACGCAGTCGGTCTCGCCGTACACAAACGGCTCCCCGAGAATCGCGTTGATGTACTGCGATGCGTACACGTCCCAATTCTGGGGCCTAGAACTCAATGTCACCCTCATCTTTCGGGTCATCGCCCGTGCCGCCACCACCCACACCACCACCACCAAGCCCTGAGGACTGCCCACCCCAGATGATACGCTTGCCCACCAGCTTCGGGATGAACTCAAAAAAGACGTCCCCACTGTAGTGCTTCTCGTGGCTCCGCACGTTGGTCACGATGCCCTTGATCTTCGACAACGGTGCGAGGCGAGACGTGAGCCGCGTTCGGACGGTGGCCGTCGCCTGTCCGTTCGCCGCGCGCGTTTCCCTGGTGGTCCATTGCGACAGCATGTAGTACGGCCCGAACTGCACCGGATCCACAACAATCTCACCGTCTGTGCCCATCAACCCGTAATAGACCGTCGCCTGGCGTCCTAAGTAGTTGGCGCCCAACACCAGCGCGATCACCGACGTGTCTACGCCATCCAACGTCAGGTTGACGCCCGTCTGGCGGTCGGGGCTCTCTTCCACGGCATCCAAGGTGAGATGCCCGCCAACCGCGACCCAGGACTGATCCAGCGACCCCATTTCCCATTCGTCCAAAAACGGTTCCGAACTCGAGGCCTGTGAGCCATCATTGCCATAGAACCCGACGCGGCGGTGGTCAGAGTCCCGGACATCGAGTGTCAGGGTTTCGGTTGACGCGAGCGTCCATTCATCACCAGACGACTCCTTGTAAAAGCATTTGACCTCGAGGTCCCGAACCTCGTACCGCAAGTAAATATCGCCACTCGTGTTCCAATCAACCCCCGTCGCGACCACAGTATTCTGGACCGCGGTCCCGGACGAATTGATCTCCCGAAAGACGACATTCCCGACGCTGGCACTCGCGCCACGCACGACCGTGAGCGTGAAGCCCTCCCCAACAATCGACGCAGCAGCAACGGACGAATCAGCGTACCCGTATAGCCCAACCTGCTCTGACGTCCCGTCGACGCTGTTGCGGATACACCGACCTTGGGAGTAGTACATCCAGCTCGTCGGGACCAAGTCGTTCGTTGATCGCACGTAGTTGCCATCGTTGTGCACGAACCGCGCATAATCCACCGCGGCATCCACGATCACATCCGAGGCGCCGCCGTTCGTGTTGTACTCCCATGCGGTGACGCCGGAATCTGGCGTATGGGAGTCCATGTTCGTATTGACCGCTTCGAGGAAATTGTCCGTGCCCAGCACGGCGCCAGCCGTCCCACCCCAAACGATATTGTGTTGGGCGGTCGTTAGTCGCAGCGTGCCCGAAGAAAACTCCAGTTGCACGAGCCAAAAGATTTCCTGCCCCTGCGCCTGGAGCGCCGTGGCCATCGTCGAATCAAGGGTCCGGCTCACTCCGTGGACTCCTGGAACGTGGCCGTGACTTCTTGCAACTGCCCGACCTGCGACTCCTGGACCGACAGATCCACGATAATGGCCGTAAACACCACGCTGGCGGTCACGGTAATAGCCGCGTTGTTCGCCGGCGAACCACCCGAAAAGATGGGCGGATTGATGGTCAACGTGGCATTACCACTACCATCAGAACTCACGTCCGCGGTGATTTCATACACGGTCGTGATGTTCGCACACGTAATGAGATCCCCAGCCTTAAGAATGGCTGTGCTGTTGGGCCATCCATCGGTAATGAGCGAGGTCCCGGTCTGACTTGCTCCGTTGACTAAGGGCGTTCCACCGCCAGCACCGAGTGTCGTCAGGTAGTACTGATGTTGGAGGTTGAGAAACGTTCCGTTGCGAAACCATGATTGTAGCAAGCCATACCCCTGGCGGCCCGTCGTGGCGTGCGGGGACGCCATCGGAAACACGTACGTCTCCGTCCACCGCCGACCTGTCTGTAACTGGTTCCGCGTGTTCACCTTCCCACTGTTCGCAATCGACAGAATGGGCGGGGGTAACTGCAGGCCCGATACCCTGGTCGGCGTTAACCCCGTAATCGCGCGGTTGAGCGTGGTGGCCATTACAACTGCCTCATGAGCGCCCGCAGGGACGCATTCTCGTTCAAAGCGGTCACGAAGGACTCCGCAATCGCCCCGCGGTTACTGAACAGCATCTCATGGACACCCCGTGCGTCAATCGCGGCGACACTCATCTCTACCTTGAGTTCCCCGATCATAGGACCGGTACGATTACCACCCTGGGGCGCCGAAACCAATCCAGCCGCCGTGGACCGCCCAGCCATTGCCACCGTTCCACGCCCAGCGCCGACGCCAAGCGCCAACCCTTCCGCGTACTGCTGGCCGATCTCCATCGCCACTTTCGACGGGGAGCTGATCTTCAGCAGGTCCTTGATGCCGCCGATCAAAATGGTGGACGCGATATCGTCAATGGCACGACGAAGCATTTCTTTGAGATTTTGCGTGCCACTCACCAGTCCGCGGATAAACGACTCCCCAACCTGGATCGCCTTCTCTTTGATCGTCTCCCGCATCTCATCAATCGCCGGTGGAATCACACCGGCGGCGAAATTGAGACCGTCCCGTAGACTCTCCGGAAGCCGCAACTTGAATTCTTGCTCAAAGGCGTTCCCCATCACCCGGAGTTGTGCCGCGTTGGCTTTCAACGCCGACTGCATCCGCTGTTCCAAGGTCGGGAGGGTATCCTTCAACGATTTATGCGCTTCGACCGCCGCCTCCTTTGCAGTCTGCAGACTCCCCGCGAGACTACCAGCACCCCCACCACCCGTCCCAGCAAGCGACTCCGCAAGCACGGAAGTTTGGGCAGCGGCACGACCAGCAAGTTCGCCCAGGTCCGCAAGACGATCTCGGATGACGGCCACCGCCTCATCAGCGGCCTCACGGGCCGGCCCAGTAAAAACTTTCCCAAAAACTGGAACACCGAGAATTTCTCGTTCGCCGATCTTCGCAAACGACGTTTCGAACGCTGCAACGAAGGCTTGGCCTGCAATGTCGCCCAAGATGGCAAAGCCCTCTTTCACAAAAGGACCACCCGCCTGGATGACGGTCGTAATGTTGGATATAACCTTGGTCGTTTCCTCGAGAAACGCCTTGACCAACGGAGACCCAGCAACCACCCCACCAATCGCCTCTTTCAGATCACCCCACGCATTGCTAAGCTGCGACAACCGTCCCGCCAGCGTATCCGCCCTAGCCTTGGCCACATCAAAGAACGTAGACGACTGCTCCATAATCTGCGCCAACTTTTCCTGGGCCGTAGCGCCAGCGTCGAGCTGAATGCCATACCGCGTCAGCGCGTTGGTGGTCGAGCCGATGGATTTGCCAATGAGCTGCGCTGCACTGTCGAGGTTGCCACCGGTGAATGTTTCCGCAATCCCGATAATCGCCGTTTGTACGTCCTCGAGCGCCGACACATCAAGACCCTTGGCAAGCTGCGTCACCGTTGTGAGCGCGCCAATGATCTCTTCGTCACCCTTACGGGTCTGTTGCTGAAGTTCCGACGCGCGTTGCGTGAGACGCTGCAAAACGCCTTCACCCTCTTTGCCAGTCGCAATTAACGCAGCACGCAAGCCCTCGACGGCATCCTGTTGCACCGTGAATGCCCGTACCGAGTCCGAAGTGAAGCGTGTCAGGCTCCGGACTGTAAACGCAGCAGCCAACGTCCCACCAAGCGCTAGCGCACGTTTTTTCAACGCATCTATCGCCTTATTAGAACGCTTCATGTCACGCTGATATGCAGCGGTGTTCGCCTCAAGATTGACGACGAGGGATGCGAGTGTCGCCATCAGCGCACCCGCTGCCGATTAGCCAACGCATCATTCGCGTGGCCGTCTAAGAAGTCTTTGTCTTTCTCTGCTTTGAAAATCGTCAACGCCGCCTGCCATTCGTTGAATTGCGTCGATGACATGGCGTCCATCATTCCAAAGACATCCCAGACACCGAGTTGCAGTGCCAGCCGATACGACTCGAGCTTTACCGGCTGGGTTCGGACTTTTTTTCCAACTCCTCACGATCTTTGGCCGTCAGCCCCGACATCTCCAGCACCCGATTGAAAATCGGAGTCGTGACCGAGGAGGGCAGTCCGCCGATCGCGTCTACGTCTTTTGCCTCGAACATCAGCCCGTCACCGTTCATGACCGACATCGCCACCACCCAGGGCCGCATGGCGGCAAACGTGGCGTTCTCGTTTGTGTGCATGTCGGCCTCGAGCTGCCCGCGCTGCGCCGTCGTCAACTCCCTCACGGTGACTTTGCCAAGTTCCGGCACGTCCACCACGTCCGTCTTGAGCTGTGAGGCTGTGCCCAGAAACTGCTCTTTCGTCAACGCCATTTATGCCACCGCTCGCGTGACCGCCCCAGCACCAACCCATGTGCACGACGCTTGGCCCAACTCGCCAACACCCTGCTGGAATGGTGTGTAGCCCGTGATAACCACGTTCATCTGGTAAGCTGGATTGCTGGCCGAAGCGGCGGAACTGGTGGGCCGGAACTCGGCCGCCACGACAGTCCCCACGATCCCGAACATGATCTCGTCCAACAGATTATCAGCGAAATCTTGGTTGAACGTGATCGTCCCGTTGGTGTCCTTGAGCCCTGCGATTCGCGATCGATACGTATCGCCAAAGGCCGTATCCTCCAGCGCATCAGCTTCGATATTGGAATCCAAATTGGTGCCGTACGCTGACAGGTCGTTCGAATCCAATTCCACGTATCCATCGGTAAAGGCTAAACTCGCCATCTGTTACTCCCTATGCTGAAATTGCTACGCCAAAACCCACCGCAAAGGTGGCACTCGTGAACGTTCCACCCGTCACCGAGACCCGAAACCAATCATCCGTAATCGGGCCCGCCACTGTCATCCAGGCCGAAGGACTGGCTGTCGACAGCGTTTGCACTGACCCAACGGACGCAGCTGAAGGAAACCCCTGGGCATCGTCACTCCCGATCGTGATCTCGATATCCGTACCCGTCAACGACGTGAGATGCAGCGCCGCAAAAAACGATTGCGTTGCGGAGACCGCGCCCAGCTGAATAGCCGTTCCATCCTCCAAGCCAGTCGACGTCCCGTTGAACGCTAAGAAACCACGTACCAACGGTCCCGTGGACTGCCCCTGGAGCCCGAATCCCAGCACCTCACCAACAGCCCCTTCGATGGGCGTGTAGGTCGTCAGGTGCGAATTGAGCATGTACGCCACATCACCCACCGTGGCGCCGGCAGCCGTCAACAGCGGCTTCGCGTTCGCCAGGCCATCAAACAGTTCTTTGTCCTCGGTGCTGTTGAAAAACCCAGAGATCTGGATAGCCGAATCCTTGAGACCCGCAATCCGCGATCGGTACGTGTCGGTGAACACTGTGTCCTCAAGAGCATCGGCCGAGGCGTCTACCTGGACGCTGTTGGCCTGCGAACTCAACGTGACCCCGTCGTACCAAATCCGTGCGTTACTGAGTGCGCTCGCCATTTATTCCTCGTACCAGATCAAATAATCGTGCTGTGAGCGATAGACACGCGACGTGTCCTCATCTACCGGCTCCTCATCGAAATCCGCCCCGCCGTCATGCAGAATCCCCTGAAACACCGTACTATCAGACGTTCCACGAAACCGACTCAAAGCGGTCTTCACCGCCGCCGCCAGCGTCTTGGCTTCGGCAAACGTCTTGGCCCACGCTGATACCTGCCAACGTTCCTCGACCAAACCAGAGTCCGTCCCGAAGGCATGGACCACTTCTGGCGTGCTGACCTTCTGAAACACCACCGCTTCCAGGGTGGGCTTCTGCGGCAAGTGCATGGCGTAAATCCGAGCACTCGAGCCCGACCCGACAATGTCCGTCACGGCCGAGGTGGCCTTGAGCCTCGCTAAAATCCCTCCCGCCACACTCATGCACGCCTCGCCGCCTCAACGCCCAACCTGATCACCTTGCCAACCGCATCGACCGCCCGATCTCGATCCTCATCCAGCGCGGGCCGCAAATGTGGCTGAGCTGCGTGGAACTTGGTGCCCGTTTCCTGGAACTTCAGATGAAACGCCTTGGTTTTGTCGTACCCGATATCGAACCGCACCCGTGACTTGGAGCGTTTTGATACCTCAATCTCGATATGATCCGCCCCGTGCTCGTCACTGACCGGATCTCGTGGGGCGCGCTCCCTAGCACCATCGCGAATCACGCCCGCTCCTGCTGCTGCCGCCGCAACCAGAATGACGCCCTGGGCGTTCTTATCCAGCGCCCGAAACCGACGCCGTAACACTTTATCGCCAACGACTTTCGCCATTAGGCCGCCACCCGGACGGTCGTAAGATGCAACCAGGCGTTCCGATCCTGCACGTTTGTGATATTCACAATGTCATACGTGTTGTTGGTTCGCACCTCGAGGACGCGCATTTGCTCCGTAATCCCCGTCTTGTACCGCACCGTCCACACCACCGTTTTGAGGGCCTGTTCACGATCCCCCGTAAACTTCTCCTGCCCAGCCGCCTGGTCTTTTTCCGCCCAGATGTTCGTGAGGTTCGCCACGGCGGTCCATGTCTCCGTTGGGCCACCCATCGAATCCGTGCCCTGGGTGGTCTCCTGAAGCGTGATCTTCCGTCGAGCCTTTCCGGTCCGTGGCACCTAGAACCTCCGCTGCCGAAAGTCCGACATCATGGCCCACATCATGTTCTCTTGGCCCGCCAACACCACGTCCGTTGTCTGCTGTCCGAGGGTCACGGGTTCTCGATGCTCGTAGACGACCCCAATGGCCGCCAGCATTGCGAGCTTCAATTCTGCGGGCACATCGTCAGGCGACCCACCATAACCCGCCACGAACGTAATCGTGACGGCATTGGCCTGAATCCGCGTCGTGGGCCAGCTCTTCCCATAGTCCAACTCCACGAACCCGGGGGCCACGTCCGTTGACGTGATGACGTTGTAGTCATCCGTACTGAACGTTTGCGAGTCCCCATTGCCATCGATGTAGGTAATAGACGTGATCGACGAGAGTGGGGGCTTCGGTATCTCAATCCGGTCCGTGTCCCACGGAAATCGATCCAGTTTATAGAGCCACGTCTGGGTCAGCAGCGCCCGACCACACATGCGTTCGATGTACGCGGACACCGCGGGAATGGCCGTCCCGACCAAAAAGGCGTCATCGATCGAGGTGCCATCCGAATCATTGTCGATCCGCAGATGATCCTTCACATCCTGCAAATCAAGTGGGAGACCCGTGGCGGCCGTGCTCAGTTCCAGCCTCATGTGCGTTTCGTAGCCTTTTTCTTGGTCGTTTTCTTCGTGGTTCGATGTTCAGCCGGCTTCGGTGCCGCCTTCGTCTCCGTGGCACCGGGCGGCCGAATCATCTCCGCAAACCCGGCGTTGATGCATCGCACCGCTTCCGCGTCGTTCATATCGATCTCATCCCCGACCCGACGATTGGTCCTGGGACCGACCATGCTCTGTAGCATCCGTACTCGCATCACATCACTCCAGTGGTGAGGTGAGGGCCGAAGCCCCCACCTACCGGTTCAATGGTTACGAAGCAGGGTGACGAATCGCGAGAATGGGGTTGGTACCCGCATCCACGATATCCCCATCGTGTCGAGAGAACGCCACAAAGCCCGTCTGGGCCGCCGTGGCGTACCGCTCGTCCATCCGAACCACCATGATATCCATGACGTCCCGAATGAAGTACTTCGAAAAGTCACCATACAGGAACGACCGTTTGTCCGCACCGATCGACCGCATGTCTTGGTTCAAGACGTACGGTTTCCCAAGCAGGGTGTCCGGCTCACGGAACGCGAGCCCTGGCCGCCAAATGTAATTGGACTGACCGTCCAGCAACTTCCGAACAGCGCCTCGAGTGCTCTGGTTGAACATCCAGCGAGCGTTGAGATCGTAATCAGGATCCAACGTCTCCTGCAGATCGATCAGCTCGTTGGCCGTCACCGTCGTTGCACTGGCAACGGTCGTGACCGCACCGTTCGCGACGTTCTTGACGCCATTCGGCTGACCGGATCCTGTCCCCGCCGTGAAGTGCGTATTGAGAATCCGCCCAATCCGCGTCCCGAGGTTCCGCGCCGTGAAGGACGCAAAGTCGAAACTCGAATCCTGCATGAGTTCCCACGGCACCAAGACGAGCCCAGACGTGTACTTGAACGCGCCAAGCACGACCTGACCGAACGTGAAGTCCACACCGCTCGCATCCGTGTTGATGGCGAGCAACGACCCTGCGTTGCCAGTATCGTTCACGGTTGGAATGGGGAGATCTCCGCCAGTTGCCGTCCGCAATGTGGTCGCGCCCACCTGGCGCATCCCACCAAACGACAAGAGCGCTTCATCAATGCCCGTCATCGGAGCATCGGCGATGACGTGTCCACCACCAGTCGTGGTAACGGTCTGCGCACGCGCCTCGATCTCTTCCCGAACGTTCTTGCGATATTGTTCACGGTCAAAGACCCAGTTACTCCCGGACCAGACCGATTCCGGAATCGTGCTCGTGGGAGACAACCGCAACGTGATTGCCTGGCCGGCCACACCGTTCTCACGGAATGATCCCACGCCCAGTGCTTCACGTTCTTCCTTCTCCAAGTTCTCCTGGCCACCCAACGACCAGCGCCGCAACACATCCCGCTGTTGCTCTTTGACGCGCGCTTCAGTGACGCGGTCTTCGGTCGTCTGGGTTGTCGCCTTGCGCTCTAGCAGATCGTTTTGATCCTTCTCACGATCATGCTGACGCTCTTCGGCGTCGATTTGGTCCTTCAACCGATCGCCTTCCTCATGCAACTTGTCGAACTGCGATTTTTCCTCCGCAGTGATCTCGCGCTTTTCCTCGCGCGCCTTTTTCAGAATGTCGCCCGCGTCCACGGTCAGCTTCTTCCGCTTCTCGCGTAGCTCCATAATGTTTTCGTAAGTCAGTGCCATTGCTCAACTTCCGGTTGTTCGGCGTCGAGGTGTTGGCAAGAAAAAACCGACACTCCGAGCACCGAAGGTGAATACCTTCCTTGCTTCGTTGAGTGCCGGCGTATCGCATGAGCGGAACGGCGGAGACTCGCTTACGTCATCAGCGGCCTAGCCCGATCCCGTTACGGGACTCTGGTGACGACGAATTGTCACCCCAAATATGGGGTGGTTTGCTTATACGGTCAACTCAGCCATCCGTTGCCGGTATTCCTGTTCCGATAAGTCGGGCGGCTCAGCCTCTTTGCGAGCCTCATCCAGAGACCGAGTTGAGACCGTGGTGGCTTCGTATGCGGGGAACGTCACCGGGCCGACGTCGATCAAATCACCCACCTTGGTGATCGTCCGTTCCGGGAGATCCGAATCGATCTTGTCCCATTCATCCGCCTCGACGCGGAACGAGAACGAGTTGCCCTGGATATCACCACGGTCGATGTGCTCTTTCACGTCGTTCGCCACCGTGGTGTTGCCGAGCTTCACCCGAAACTCCAGTGCCGATTTCGTCTCCGTCAGCTCGAGCGTTCCAGCAGACTGCCGGCCCAACAGCATATTCGAATCGTGATTGAACAGGGCCCGAGTATCCGACCGCTTCAGCACATCCTTAAACGCCTCTGGCGCGATCCGCTCTTTGAATCCGCCTAGATCACCCGACCATTGGTTGAACACCGCAGCCTCGCCGACGATCTCTGGTCCGTTGTCGTCATCACCTGCGCGATATTCCACCGTCGTGACGGCCACCCGTCGTTCTAAATCCTGCATAACAACCTCACCAGTTCAATCCAAAAACGTGCATCCAAGAAAAAGTATGAGCCTATCATCCTGGCACAATAGCGCAATCACACCCCCGATGCAGGGGTGGATGGCCTACCCGACTATTCACGGTCAATGCCGCTGACCCGTCGCTCGGATTCACCACATCGCCCTGATTGGCGAAACTCTGTGTGATCCCGACGGTCCGGCCGCTCATTTGCTCGCAAAGCGGACACCCGCCACCAGACAGAACCCACCGAATGGTAACAACACCCGCCGCGGCATATCCAAAGACTGTCAAAGCCTCCCCTGCACGCACGGCTTCGTTGCGTGCGGCCTGTTCGGCTCGCTGGTCATGCCAATGGTCGAACTTTGCCGTGACGGCGTCCTGGAGCGATTCTGGGTCGTCTGCGTGCCTTCGTATCAGGTCCCGCAACTGCTTCCGAGAACTCGCCGACCAGCGAATCCCAAGCCGATTCGCGAAATCCCGAATGAAGGCATCACCGTCCGCAGGCTCCTCCTGTCCCATCTCGGCCGCAACCGCTTGGAGAGTGCTCTGACCATACGACATCAGAACGGGCAACAGGCGCTCCGTAACCGTCTTCCCGTAATCCTGGTAGAATTCCTCCACCCATTGTTGGAATTCCTCAACCGTTCGTCCACCAAAGGCTCGTTTCAATGCCCGCCGTCCAGCCGTCAGCTCCCGATTCAACACGTTGTGGAACGCCGAGATAAACACCGGCATATGGGCCTGTCGCTGACGTTGGCGACTCGCAACCCTGCGTTCCGTCCGAATCGAGGCCCCCTCCGTGGGCGGATCGTCAACCAGCGTATCGGCTTGATCCGCCGGGACCATGTTCAAGGGCACGAAGTAGGTATCACCGTCATCAACCGGGTTCATGTTGATCTTGGACCGGATCTCGTTCCGATTCATCGCCCCGATATTGAACATCTTGGTGAAGAACTCACCCTGCGTGGCACTATCGCCGCGGAGAAAGCCTTCCGTCACAAACTCGATGAAATAGGTCTCCCGGTCTCGCTCGGTGAGCAATGCGAGCGTCACAGCCTCTTCAATGCGCGTAATCCACGGTTTCAACGACTCCGTCAAAAACTCCCGATTCTGACTTTCGATATTTGTAAAAGTCGCACGCTCCATGTCCTTGAGTTTGTGCGGCGGCACGTTGAGCCATCTGGCAACCTCGGTCACCTGGAACTTTCGTGTTTCAAGAAACTGGGCATCGTCCGGTGGGATGCTAAATGGGTTGAACTTCATACCTTCTTCGAGAATGATGGCCCGGTGCGAGTTGCTGAGCCCAGAGGTCATCCGTTCGAAGTCTGTTCGAAGCCGTTCGTGCGCCTCGGGCCCCATCCTCGTCGGATGCTCGAGCGCACCTGACGCATTCGCACCATTGCCAAAAAACCGCGCCCCGAATTCTTCCGCTGCCGATGTTAAACCCAAACTCTCCCGAGCCAACCGCACGACCGATTTCCCCATGATCCCGTCGAAACCAGGACCGGGGATATGGAGCACGTCCCGTGCTGGAATCGGCACGGGCGTCGGGCCAACCTGGGTCACGACCACCTTTTCGTCGTTCCTTGTAATCTCCGCGTGAGTCCGGTCCGGCAACAACGGCCACAGGGCAGCCACATCCCCGTTCCGACGCCGCTGGATCTCACAGTACGCATTCCCCCAGCCTACCACGTGCCGCATCAAGTTTTCTTTGCCCATGAACGACGGAGTCCATGGATTCCACTGACCGCGGAGCACGTTGTAGAGGGGGTGTTCGAAGGCGCGTTCTTTGCCTCCGTTATCAAGTTTTCGGTAGACGATCAGCGGCAGGGAAGCAACGGACTCGGCCAGGACACGAACACCGCACCAGAACGCCGAGAGCGTTTCCGCATTCGCTTCGTTGACCCGAGGACCTGCCTTCGTTTTCCGGCCGGCCGCGAGGTCGAAGATTGCCGCGAGCGGGGTCCGCGGGTCCTCGATGCTTTGGCGCCGCTCAAGAGCGCGTGTTATCAGCCCCATCCTCAGCCTTTCCGAGTGCCAAGCCCACACCGATCAACCCAGCACCGCCTAGCATCAACCCAAGCTCGATTGCAAACGCGAATGCGCCCCACAGCACCATGCCGAGCCCGATCAGGACCATAGGATCAGACCACTTCACGCCGTCACCATCGTCCGCATCGGCAGTTGTAAATCTGCGTTGAGCTGCAAAGCCTCACGCCAGCCGAAATGAGCATCCAACAATTCGAGGTACTTGGCCGTAACAGCGCCATAATCGTGATGCTCTGCCACGTATCGGTGCACCTTAGACGCCGCCTTTTCGTAATATTCTTCGCTGACCGCAAGCATTGTGAGTACTATTTCCAGCTCGTCTTCGTCGTTGGCGTATAGATACGGCCACGTGCCAATCATTTTTTCGAATTCACGCCTGCACGCCGGATCACCAGCAATCACCGGCAGCCCCATTGCCGCACCTTCCAATCCAGAGCACTGCATTCCGAGGTCGAATGAGTCAAACACGGCGTGACACGTCGCCTTCATCTCCAGCGACTCCCGCAAAGTCTTTCCGTGAATCAGCACCGGTTCGACGTTGATCCCTTGCTTGCGGAGTTCTTCACAAACGTCCGTAAAGACTTGTGTCCCTTTAATTTCGGGCTTTGTGGGTGAATGCGCAACACGCAACACCTTCCCGTCCCACTTCGGACGGTCTTGTGCCAAGGCACGATATTGCGCCACCGGCACGGGGTTCGGGAGAAAGTGTAGGTTCTCACCATATTGGAGAAGTTCCACATTCGAGACGAGTCGAAGGGCATTCCGGTCCGTGTCTTCCTGGTTCCATCGCTCCGGGTCACGCCGGTACTCCGTGCCGTGATGGTGCTGCACCGTTGGTTTGTTCGAAACCGGCGCATTTAGCACTCGATCTCCCATCCAGAGGACGTGGTGATGGACGATGTCGGCTTCATGTACCAGCGAGGGCACCTGTTCGGCGTCGATCGCGTATTGTTTGGGCGGTTTGCATGGGTGTGGTTCGTGCCCAACCGCCATGTCTGAGTGATGTGGGGTCGTGGTATTGATAGCCGTGTGAAGTCGATGGACGGCGTTGCCGGCGTCAAATGGTCCAACATGCAGAATCCTCAACGGTTCATGGGCGGTGACTTTCGGCCCGATCTGGAGTTCGTGGTCGGTCTGTGCCGATCTGGCCGCCGAAACCGCCCGCCGACGCTCCGGTGTGCGATATTGGCCCCTCGAATTGTGCATCTCGATCGGCAGCAACCGGTGGTCGTACCCTGGTGCACCCTGCTGATGGGTGCATACCAGACGGTCTCGCTCGTAAATCCAATGATGCCGGCCATCGTAGCGAAGTCCGGGACGCCACTTAAACAGCCGTGGTTGGGCCTGAGAGCGCCTATAGAGTGGAGAGGTCATATGGACCCATCCAACGTCTAAATCGGGCACCTCACGCAAAGCGGCGGCGTTCTGGACCGTTTCGTCGGCGTCTACGATAAAGAGCAAATCGCCAGGATCGGCTTGATTGAAAAATTGGCTTCGCTTCTGTCGCTGATTCATTCCACGACCATCAATCACGAGAGATCTTCGAAACCCGAAAACCTCGGTCAGATACTCCAACGTGCCGTCCGTACTTTGTCTCCCGGTATCGTATTCGCCGTCTACAACGATTACGTAATCAACGCGTTCCTCCCACGTCGGCACTGTCCGCTGCAACTCGTCCACGTCATTCCAGACGTTCAGACACGCCACGACGCGGTTCCACCGACTCGGCCGATCCGGTAGAGCATTCAAGTCCAGACCGTTATTCATTTCCAATTTGCCCAATCATCATGAACGACCCGCGAGGCACCGCAATCTCCGCAAATATCCGCGATGAACTGACCCCCTCCTTTGCCGTACGGCTCTTGCTCCACGTGGTGGATGTTCATTGACGCGCATCGTCCACATACGAGACCGTTAGTGGTCCCGACTGTGGCCCGGATACGTGAGTCCAGCCAATCCACGAAATCCCGCACGCCTGGTACTCTGGAAACAACCTTCATACGCTCAATAGTCCCCTCGTATCGTAAACCGAACCCGTCACCCCGCGGCCAATCGCACGGCCAAGCGCGTTACAGAGCGCCGAGATCCCGTCGATCTTGTCGCGCGATCGGTCTTTATCCGGTTTCATGTTCCCAGATGGATCTGTGGCCGTCGCCAGATTCGACGCATTCCAGCGCAATACCGGATGCCCGCCGTGCTGTAGTTCGCCTTTTTTCACCAATCGCAACAATTCCGCCGTCGGTGCAGCCATCGACACAAAGCCCTGGCCAAATTGCACCATTTCCAGCCCTTCCTGCTGCAAACCCTGAACAATTTCGCCACCGAACGTCCGGTCAAACGCCAGCTCTTCAATTTTGTATTGTGACGCCTGCTTCAAAATATCCGCTTGAATCACCGTGTAATCAGTGACATTCCCTGATGTTTCGGTCAAAAACCCCTGGTCACGCCATTTGGCGTAGGGAATCGGGTCGGCACGCTTCGACCGTTCCGTCACATTGTCTTCGGGGCACCAGAACCAGGACAGCACCTTCCACGACTCATCAGCCAGTATCGGCGGAAAGACCAGCACAAACGCCGACAAATCGTCCACCTTGGCCAAGTCCATGCCGCCGTAACAGGTCCGGCCCCGCAATTCCTCGAGATCTATTGTGTCGGAGCCCTGATCCCACCGGTTCATGGGGATCGCGTGCTTCGAACTCCGCACCCACAGCCCAAAATTGAGCCGCTTGACGATATTTTCCTTCGTCGGCATCCCACTGGCCTCGCGCACCTGCTCACGGAGGTACTTCGGATCAATCGACACCCCAAGATTCGGGTTGGCTTTCTCCCACACCGCCTCGTCGCGCCAATCATCGCACTCCGCACAATCTTCTGCCGGCTGTCGGTGTCCCTCTTCGAGACATTTGTTGCAAGGATCCAACGTGGCGACATAGGCGAACCAGGAGTCGTTCCGCAAGGCTTCGTCCGGGTGTTCGGACGTCTCATTCTCCAAAATCATCTCCGAATACTGCCGCTGGGCGTAACAGACGCTCGATTGGTCGGTCCCGGAGTTCGTGATTTCGAAGATCAGGGCCTGATTCCGACCCTTGGTCCCCGCCCGGGTCATCTCAACCACCGTCGCATCAGGGTGCTCGTGGATCTCATCGATCAGTCCGCAGTGCACCCGCGGCCCAGATTGCGACTTCCGATCACTCGACAGGGGCCGGAAAAAGCTGCCGGTCGACAGATCTGCAAGGTTCCAGACCGGATTTCCGCCACTTTTGGTGAGTTTCGCGTCCAAGGCCGGTGACAATTCAACCATCGCGACCGCGTCACGGAACAAAATCATGGCCTGATCCACCTTGGTTGCGGCAGCGTATACCTCCGCTCGAGGTTCTTTGTCCGCCCAGGCCATCAAATGCCCAACACCCGCCGCCAACGGGGATTTGCCATTCCCTTTCGCAATTTCGCAGTACGAGACCCGAAAACGACGATATCCGTCGTCACCTTTCCATCCAAACAGCGATCCAACAATGAAATCTTGCCAATCCCGAAGCTCAAACGGCAATCCTTCCCATTTCCCACCATTCAACCGAAGCACCACCGAAAAAAAACGCCGCGCGTAATCAGCGGCGTCTAAATCCCACCGAAGTCCACGTTTGGGCCCAAATTCCAGATCTCGAAGGTGTCGCTCGCCCGCCTGACGGACCAATCGCCCCGCCAGAATCTTCCCCGAGGCCACATCCTCCGCATACCGCGTGACTGGGTCAGCCTGTCTTGCCAAGGAACTCGTCCTCTGGGTTCTGTTTTGGCTTCGGGTTCGACTTCACCCGGGTCCGCGCCGCGGGCGTCAACCCAAACTCGATTAAATAGGACTTCATAATCTTCGAGTACTCCGCAGCGACGTTGACGCACGGCCGTTTCACCGTTCGCGATCCATGCTGGTTGTACACCGTTTCGTACATGCCGTTGTCGTTCATGTCCGCAAACGCTGCCTGTGATGTCGCCCACGCCTGGCAATACCGCACCAACGCCGCACGGTCAGCCCGAGCCAACAACCCCATGCTATCAAGTTCGGGGACAATCCGATTCCATTCGGCCAGGGCCTCACATTCGAGGTCGCTCGGGGCCTCCGGTGTGCCATCCGCTGCCGGCTCATTTTCCGGCAACGGCCTTCTGCCTGGATTACCCTCTAAAACCTTGAGGTTGGTGGGTTTAGGTCGTCTACCAGTCATTTTCGATCACAAATCTTTTATTTCGCGCCTCGATCGTGACTGGGAAAC